TCTTACAAGTGTACCGTTATTCAATACAGCAGCTGTTACTACTATGAATAGTATGTTTAGTAGTTGTTCTTCTCTTACAAGTGTACCTCTGTTTAATACATCAGCTGTTACTGATATGAGTGGTATGTTTAATGCTTGTACTTCTCTTACAACTGTACCACTATTCAATACAACAGCTGTTACTAATATGAGTAATATGTTTAATAGTTGTACTTCTCTTACAACAGTACCGTTATTAATTTCAGGTGCTGGAACAAATACAGGAAAGTTTGGTGGTATTTTTGCAAGTTGTATATCACTTACAAGAGCAGCATTAAATGGCTCAGAATATTCAATAAGTTATAGTGGTTGTAAATTATCAAAAGAAGAATTAGAATCTATATTCAATTATCTAGACACAATAGGTGCTGCTTCTCAAACAATAACTGTAACAAACAATTGGGGAGCGCCGACACCTGTAACTCTTACAGGAACTACAACAGCTGGAAGCACTACAATAACAATGGCAAACACCACTAATATTGCTGTAGGTATGCAAATTACAGGAACAGGATCACCACTTACAACAGCAAGAGCTGTGACATTCACAGACGCTGGAGATCTAGTCAACTTAGCATCACATGGTTTAAGTAATGGAGATGAAGTTTCTTTTGCAACTATAGTAACAACGACTGGTATTGTTACTAATAGAATTTATTATGTAATCAATGCTACAGCTGGAACATTTCAAGTAGCGGCAACATTGGGTGGTCCAGCAGCACTAGCATTAACTACAAACGGTTCTGGAACTTTACGCTACAGAACACAAGTAGTTTCTATCAACCCTAATGTGAGTATCACAGTATCACGACAAATGGCTGCGGGGGGTGCAAATAGTTTAACATTTAGACAATTAAGAACTGGAACAGCCCTATTAAAAGGCTGGGCAGTAACAGCATAATTTTATGACATCAGGATTTTACAAAAAAGATAATGAGGAACTTTTCTATGCTCCAAACATAGTAGAAGGAAATGGGTTCGTGTTAGTAGCTCAAGACAAAGATCAATATGACTATCCAGTAGATGGATGGTATTGGTTTGAAAGTGAAGAAGAAGCTATTACGACGCTATAATAAAAAAAGAGCCGATCTTCGATCGGCTCTCTTAGTTTATGAAGAAGAAGTATTAACGATAACCTAGATATACTTCCTTTTGAATCCGAAGAAGTAATATATAAAAAATGGCGGGGTCTTCGGCCCCCGCCATTTAGTTTGATTGCTGTGACAGTTTCAACCGCTATTAGAAATAAACATTTCTTTGCGCTGGTTGGAACGCTTGACCTAAGCCCTGAACAATAACAACGTGATAGTAGAGATTAGCACCGAAGATATTATCAACGACACCATAACGTGTAAGCAAGCCTACGCGTGGTGCGAAGTCATTCGGACCAATTGTTCTCTGTACCATGATTGGAATATAAGGGCAATAGATAATACCAGTGTCGTAGAATTCTGAACCCTTGTAACCAAGGAGAGCGTACTCAATTGCTGAAGCGTAGCCATTATCATAGCCAGCACCATAACCATATTGTACTTCCGTGCGCGTATCGCGATAAACTGAGAATCTGCCACCAACTGAACCTACCTTAGCAACACCAACAGGTTGTGTGGAAACGTCACCTTGTACAGGTACCCACTGGAATTCAGGGAGCATCTCAAGGATAGCGCACACTTTTGGCGTTGCAACAATGAAGTTAGCAGCACCGCGTCTGTTACGAACTGCGATTCTGTTTGCTTCAATAATAAGCTTTTGATAGAAATCTCTGTTTCTTTCAACGAGCCATCTACCGTCTGCAGAAGCTGGTGACCAAATAGACCAACCTGCTCCTTGACCTGCATTCAGTGCAGATTGAATCATTCTTATGATCATTTCACGGTCGATTTCTGCTTGAATCTCATACGACATAGCGTTTGTGATTTCAGCATCAATATCGATACCATTCATGTTCTTAAGATCTTGTTCAAGCTCTACTGACCAGCGTGCACCAAGTCTACGTGTACCTGCTTCAACAGCGGTCTTCTCAAATTTGACTTCAACTTGCGGAATGTTACCTGTGATTTCAAACGCTGATAAGATCTGGGCAACGCCACGATCTTCAGCAGAGAAAATCCAGGGAGCAGCGCCAGAGAGTCTAGCAGAAGATGCACCAGTGAAACGAGTATCTAAGAATTGATAGCCAAGCTCTCTGTTAGCAACAGTACCATCATACTTTGTCTGACCAGGGAAACCAACAGGTGTACCTGGACCAGAATTAGTATTATTGTAAGGAGCTACCGCACCATCAATGCCATTACCGAGGTATTGTGATTGATATGTGTAACGAAGAGCAAATGCAAGACCTACTGGACCTGACATTGGCTGTACGCCTACGATCTCGTTTGAAATAAGCTCAGGGAATGTACGACGAATCATTGGGATAAGGATCTTTGGAAGGCGAGAATCACCACGAGCGTATGTATCGGCAGAGTTGATGTTGTTAGATGGATTAAATCCACCTGCACCATTTCTATCACCGAAAGCACTTGAATCGTTTGTTTCGTTTAAACACCATTGTTCTTGGTTCTCAAGAAGTATAGCTGTATTTAAGCGACTATTCTCGTCTTTAATCTCTTTAACCGAATCTGAAGAATAGTTAAGGACAGGAGCCCACTTTTCCAAGAGGGCTTCGGCTCTGCTTCTATCTACAAATGATTGTGAAGGACGAATTTTCATATTGCTTTATTTTTTCTTTTCAAAAAACTCAGGTTAAAAAACCTCATTGTTCAGGGTGAAATTAGTAAAATTATTTATATCTTTTAAGCTCAGAAAGATATGGGTTTATAATATTTTGTGTATTTTTTTGTGCTGATTCTGTAATAACAGGTGCGTCAGCTTTTACGGTACGCTTGCTATACGCATCTGCTTTAATAATATCAATACTCTCGCGTTCTTTCTTTTCAAACAACTTGAGTGTATAGTCGAAATTTTCTTCAATAAATTTTGGTGTTTTGTTACTTAGAACTTTTTTGATGTATTCTTTTTTCTTCTCAGATAAGTTAGATACTCTCTCTTCTAAAAGTAATGCTGACTTTGTTTTTGTAAAATTCTCTTTTAAAAGCTTATTTTCGTTGGATAGCGCAGAAACCTGTTGTGAGAGTTCATCGATGCGATTCTTACCATCAACAACAGCGCTTTGTATAGATTCACTCATCAAAGCTGAATCAACAGCTAGCACTTTGCGTAGATTTGTTAAAACTTCGCGAGCTGTTCTATTTTTTGTTGCTTCAACAATATCTACTTGAGGTATTGCTTCATTAATAAATTCTTCTAAGTAATCTGAAATAGATTCAACAAGCGTTTCTTTAAAGGAAGTAGCTTCAGATGTCAAAGATCTTTCATACCGCTTAACAACTTTAATGAGCTTATTAGCGTTATTTTTGTCAATAGCTTCAACAACTCTAGAGAGCTTTGTTGTGTGATCTTTATCGATAGCACGCACAAGCTGTTGAAGTTTTTCAGCGTAAAGTTCATCTTGCTGTACAAGAGCTGCTTCGACAGTAAGCTCAATCTTTTCAGCAAGAGCTGTTTCGATTGCTAATAAAGATTGCTCTGTCAGGACTTGCTTTGCTTCGTCTGTTAGTAGTGTTGACACGTTCATATATTAAAAAAGAGGTTGGTTAATGGCTGTAGCAATTCTTGCTTTAAGTTTAGCTTCAATTACTTGCTTTAAATATTTATGTGCATCGGCATATTTTTTTGAAGAAATTGATGCAATAAAGTTTTTAATATTTACTGACTCTTTTACAATTGCTTTCGCCTTCCTCTTCTTATGTTTTTTAAATTTATTCGATTTTATGGCCTTATCTCTAGCACCCTTATATTCTTCAAGTGGAGATTCCTTCTTACCATCTCGATCGTAATCTTTTTTAGCTATTTGCTTAGACATATTATTATTTATATCGACCGAATGAATTTTAGTATGTGTTCTCTTAAAAATGCATCAATTTCTTTCTTCGGAAGCTTAGCGATATTTCTTTCAAAAGTATCGTAAATTTCTTCATATTTACCGTTTTCTGCTACAACCCATTGTTTTGACTCTAAAATACCGTTAACAAAAGCTTTAGGAAACGACGGATCAGCCACACAATCTACAGCTACTAGCTTGAGATTACGAACTACATTATGATTGGAACCTTCCTCTAAAGTGCCAAGTGCTCTGGATGACATCCCTACTTTAACACCATCATTAATAAGAGATTTTACTATTAACCCGCAGGGAGTAGAGAGTACTTTCGACTTACCAAAAAATACATTATTTTCTTCGTATAGCTCAGTTACAATATGACACGCCCGCTCAAGATCAACATCTGCTGTTGTAGGGTGGTTTAATTCACCCATAGCTCTACCTGGTTCTATCATTTCTTCATTATATCTTTGAACCTCACGCCTAAGTTCATCAATTGGGTATAGTCTTTTATTTTTATTAACACCCTCTGCCATCATGTAAGGGCCTTTTATGAATAGTGTTGAAGGTGAGTTTCTATTCGACTCTTCAACAACGTATTCAAACTGATCTTCAAGAGCTGGTTTTTCAACAAGTAAATTAAGCTTTAACGCCATATTATTATTTATAGCTTTATGTGAAAAATCTATTAAATTAGTTCCTTTTCCGTAAGTATTAAAAATTCTAAACCTTTATTCTTACAAAACTTAGTTGCAGCTTGCCACTTAGCTTGATTTTTTATAAACATGGATTGCTCATAAATTAAATGCTCTTTTTTTCTATATGAGGTAGAAGGTGGCTTTGTCTGTTTTGAGGGTTTTATTTCAATTAGATATTTTTTAATTTGTGTACCTTCCTTAATTATTACAAAGTTATCAACATAATATTTATGAACTCTATTATCTAATGGTGATGTATATGGTATTATTACATTCTCACTTCCCCATTTAATAACGTTAGTATTACTATCGCAAAATCTCATAAATTTTAGCTCGAGACCTGATCTATATGTAGCACTTACACCCATAAATTTATCTTTATTTTTAGGAATGAAAATTCCTTGACGGTATTTAGTATTCTTTATTATCCTCATACTTCATTATAAGTAGTATATAACTATCACCCAATAAAGAAAGCAGGTGGATCTGCATCGCCAAATCCTGCTGAAGCACCTGTTAGTAATTTTTCTTCAAGCTGTCTTTTATCTTCTAGCCCTTCTGCTAATAGATCGTAATTTAATGTACCTCCTCCAAGGAGTGATACGTTATTGAATTTACCTCTTACTCTACCTATAACTATTTTTGAGAGTGCAAGTGCGTATTCGTATACCCATTGTTCTTTAATTAAATCTCTAATGGGGCGCTCGAGATAACAGCCTATTACACCATAAAAGATTGTTGATCCAGGTTGCGGGTACATCTGCATATATTGTGTTCTCTCGTCAAATTTTAAGTCGCGCCGCGTTGCTAGAACTTTTTCACGCGTGTCAAGCCATTCTTTTAGTGCGTACCAAGATACAAGGTCAAAACCGTAATTGCCGAGAGCGTAGCTAAAGTATGTTTGTTGTGCTAATGTTTGTTCTAATGTAAATAGAGTATTTACACCTTGGTTTGACCCTTCTTCAAAGTCAAGTACTGATGCAACCTTTCTATAATCCATTGCGTCATAATCAAAAGCATTGGAATATTCTGTTGCAGTAGCAGGTACAGATTCGAGAGAGATTTTTTTATTTATTGACTCTTTAAATACACTAGATAATGTGTTATTATAACTAACAATTGTATTATATAAGGTTGTATCTATAGTCTCGAACTCCTGTAAACCAGTATTAAGTAATCCTGATAGTGTGGTAGATTGCGAAAATACGGAAGCGCTTAATGTAGATGTAGCTATGAAAATAGTCTGTGGTGTTTCAATAGTAAAATCAGCACCAGCTCGTTTAGGTATATTAGCGAGTCTTTCAGCATCATTTAACCCCGTTTTTGAAAGAGTATATAGATGATCCAGTCTTATCCCTCTATTTTTTTCGTATAGACGCGAATCGAATATTAAAAATTCTTTTGTAAAACCAGCAAATTTTGAAAAATACTCTATAGCGATTTGAATATTTTGAAATAACTGATCTTGATGAATTTCAAGTGTAATAAGTGGGTAGCCTAACGATCTTTTTATTCTATCACCTAAGTCGCTAAAGGTCTGTATTTTGTTATTAAGATTTGTTGACTGAAATGCAGATATAGGTGTAATTTCGCAAGCTAGTGACATACAATTATTTATTAACTATATGGCTAAACCTATATAGTTAATTAGCTAATTAAGCAGGACTTGTAGGTGCTTGATTCTCTGCACCAGCAGCAGGTGAAGGTTCCTCACCGGTTGTACCAGGAGTGGTAGCTGCTGGCCCTCCTGTAAATGGTGGTGGTTCACCACCTATACCACCTCCTGATCCTCCTGAAGGCTGGAATCCTGCTTCCGAAGGGCCTCCAATTCCCGCTTCGATATTTTGTCCAATAGTAATTTCTTTCCAGCTTGGCCCTGAGGTAGCTATTTGTTGCAACTCCCATTGGAACTCAGCGTCCTTTCGCATAAACTCTCTATTAGCAAGTATATCTTGATCTTTCCATTTTAAATATTTTTTCTGAGCGAATGTCTGTGATATAAGTTCACTCGTTGCAATATTATTATAAGCTTGGACTTTTTGATCAAGTCTTTGAGCTTCACGCATTTCATAAAAGTTAGTAGGTGGGTTAAACTCTATTTCAATATTAGGCTCGACAAGATCAAACTTTTCCCACAATCCCTTTAATTTTAAATGAGTAATAAACCCTCGCTTTATACCAGAAGCAAATCGCTGCTGTTGTCGAATAATAAATCTTGCAAATTTAAGCTCTTCTCTTAAGATCTCAGAACCGTCTCTAAAAGCATCTTGCGGATCAAGCCGTGAAGTAGGTACTTTGAGAGATCTATACAACTTCTTAATAAAGTACATTAGATCTGCCAGCTCACCTAGATTTTGACCACCCGCCAACTGACTTACACTAGATCCTTCTGATCCTGCTCTCTTTGGAAACCAGAAAGCATCGAGCATAGATTGAGGATTGAACTTTTTAACTACATCATTTTGATCAATATCAAATGTTTTGGTTGACCAGTAATTACTTATTAATTTTTTAAGATATGCTTCAGCTTTTGGTGCTGCCATATTACCTACATCCACGTTAAAAACGAGCCTCTCAGGTGCTCTTACTAGTCTATATATAACAATAGCATCTTCGATTAAAGAAAGCTGACGATATGCTCTTCGTGCATTTTCTAGAAACGGTAGAATCATAGTTTTAGATTCATTCATTACACCAGAATTAATATATACAACTTGATTCTCGTCAAGAGGTATATACTCAAACTTATCTTGCTTGTTAGGTTGATTTGGGTCGAAGATGGGCTTGCGGTAAATAAACCCCTTAATCATCATATTTTGTATATTATTATATACCGGGTCAATAAGTTCGCTCGGGAGGTTAACAGCTCCTAAGATACCTGCTTTAGTATGATCTCTATGTATAATTAATTCAAAAAAGAGTTCACCTTCAACGAGAAGCTGTCTAAAGTATTGCCAACCTTTAGTTTTAAAATCAAAATAATTAACAAACTTACTAAATTCCTCGTCAATTTCTGCTTTCTCACTACCTGACAAATCATCATTTATGTACTGTATATGAATTTCAGATCCTGTATCGTCTGTGTTAATCGCTTCGTCACAAATTTCATCAAGCGCATCTACAACATCAGAATATGCTGCTATCACTCTATAGTCACGGAGTCGCGCGCCTTTATTTTCTTGAATATTTGCATACATCACCTGTCCAAATGATGTGTCTTTACCCATTTCACCAATAGGTAGATTGTTAAAATCACTTGATAGCGCTATAGATTGCTTTGTGAGAGCTTCAGAGCGCTTGAGACCGGTATCGGCAAATGTTTTATATTTTGGATTTAAGGAATTGTCTTGTGTATCAATGAGATTAGAATACGGCAGCTTATTCTGGATGTACGACATTAGATTACGCCCGAATGTGGATGATCTACCGTCATTGGTATTATACGCGCGATTTTGTGTTGGTGTTGTACTCGAGTCAGCCATCTTATCCTCTTTATTTATTCAATAGATATAGCATATCCATTATTTGTTGTAGCCCAGCCAGCGCTATTTGCTGTTACGATAGTAAAGGCGCCTGTTGACGTTATAGAGCTAGCTGCTAGCTTTATAGTAGCTATACTGTCATTGATGACATTAAATTCACTAGCATTTAATCTATAACCACTAATTAAAGGACTTTTAGCTGTTATAATAGGCTCGTAATTATTGTAAAAATTTACAACATTACTACTCAAATAAAAGTTATTATTATAATAAAATCGTTTACCATAAAGCATAAAGTGATTATCTTTTAGCTTGTATATTGTATAAGGATCATATAATGGTATAACGCCGCTGCTATTGGTGTAAAATAAGTTCGTTATAGAAGGTATAGCAGATATAACAACAGTCTCTGTGTTAGCGCTTAATTCAGCAGCATCATCTATAGAATAAATTCTTTTAGCGAGGTTTACATTTATAAAATTTGATGTTACCTTGTATATAAGGCTTACCGGATCATCAATTTCTCTAAAGAGCCATCCCTTTATAGTGAATGATGTGTCAACAATAGCTCTAAATTTATCTGAGTACGCTAAATCAGTAGGTGTGTTGTAGCTTAATGTACCGTTCCAGAGAACCTCAGTTCGTATTTCTGTCGTATTCGCTAATCCATATTCTTTTGGTATTTGCCATGAAAGTATAATATATGGATTAGTGTAAGGTACAAAATTAGATATAATTTGATCCATATCCTGCATATACCTTGTTAATATAGAAAAGCTAATATCTATATTAACTGGCACAGGCATTGGCGCCTTTACAGACCTTGTACCGTATTCGTTATCTTTTGCTTTAAAGTATGCAGGTTCGATCTTATTGAACGTGCGAGATGGATCTCTTGTTATTGAATTAACATTAACAGCTATAACAGGTAAAGTTAAATTTTGTGCCTTATTAACAATATCATACATTACTCGTTGCTTCGGTCCAAACACATACCTAACAGCTATTTCTTCTTGAGCTTCTCGTTTTTTATTAAACCTAGAAATTACTGTATCGTCGAAAGCAGCTAAAAATTGCGTTACGAGATCTTGTAGTTCCCAAAAAAAGGATTTATTATTCATTATATTTATTTAGTTAGACGAACCTATCTAAAAAATATTTAGGTATTTTATTTTTGTTTTTAAAGACTACTTCTGCTATTGCACCATCTAACACATATGTTACGCAGTGATCTTCCTTAGATCTAATGCCTCTACCGCACGCTTGAATAAACGAACTTAGCATTTTATTTACATACCAGCTAAAATTTATTTTCATAAGTTTTTCAATTCGCTTATCACTTATGGGTAGATAGGGTGCTTTAATTATTATTTGAAACCTTGCAAGATCTCCCTTGAGATCAACTCCATGTGACATAGAAGGTGAAGCTATAATAGTAGGTTCATTAGATGAGTTGTGAATATTAAGTAGCTCCTCATTACTAATACCTGGTTCGCGATATAGTATGCGATTATTTTTTATACTTTTCTTAAGAAAGTTAGTAATATCGAAAGTATGAGTATGTATAATGCCTTTCTCACCGCTGTGATGATTGCAAATATCGGTAATTTGATTTGCAATTTTCGGGAGCTGCTGATGCAAGTTAGAATAATTTAGTTTAGTTTTTGTACTAATGTAGATAGGACCTTTGCTTGAATCGAAAGTAGATTCTGCTTCAATATATTGATACTTTGTAATACCTAGTGCCTTACAAAAACTACTTGGATCGATAATAGTTGCTGACATCAAAACGACCTTATCAGCATAATCAAAAATATATTTTGCTAGCTCGTCTACTTTAAGAGGTGTGAAGTTAATACCTTTAGCATGCCTCTCAATAATATATTCGCTTTCATGCCATGTACTAATTAGAGTCTTGAGCTTACCCTGTAATGTCTGTAAGGTAGATAATTCTTCAATATTACTATTAACTGTGAGTATCTTAGGTTTATTTTTACTTGCTACAATATCACGCAACTCTTCAATCCGATCTTCTACTGCAGCGGTCATAGATTGAATCCATCGGGCTATTTTACCGTAATCTTGTGTAGCGGGTAAAATAGGAATTACGATTTTAGACTTTTTTAGTGCATCGAAATTAATCTGGCATGCAAAAAACTTTACGAGCTGATCTTCGAGCTCTGCTGCCTCATCACAAACAATATATTCCTTTCGCTTCGTATGAGATGGTAGCGCAAAAAACATATCGTAGTTTAAGACAGAAAACTTAGATAGTATCGTTTTATTTCTTGCTTCATAATAGGTGCATGTTTTACCACTCCAGCACTTTTCTTTAATATTTTTAATATGTATACAGGGAGCACAATTTACACTAAAATTGTCATCGTATGTACATTGATAGTTACTCTTACCTTTAAGTATCTCTATATCATTAAACAACTGCTTATATTGATCCTGAAGAGATTTTGTTATAGTTAATGCAAAGCACCCAGATGGTCTGCTAGTAATCGTGTCTTCTTCAAATACATATTTACCAAAGTTATTTCTCTTATATATATCGTATGATTCTACAGCTTCACGAAATTCTGTTGATGGTTCTTCAGCACAGTTGCCAATTGTTTTCGAAATAAACGACTTACCTGAACCTGTAGGTGCGCTACAGACAACGAACTTATAACCATTGTTAAATGCTCGATCGATTTTTGTTATAATGTCTGTTTGGGAATTGCTAGGTGTAAAGTTCTCAGGAAAGCTACTAATAAAGCTACTACTCATATATAATATATATTATATAAGTTCCTAAGCAGGTAAAGTAAGAATATAGACTTTATTATCATACATTCTAAGCGACTGACTCGTTCTAAGTGCTCTTAATTTACCTGTTACGGGATATGTATCACCGGTCAGTTTTGATATTTGATAATTAAAAATACAACCTGTTTCAGTAGATATAATCTCAAACGGATACGGTAGCTCGCAAATTTTCATTGCACCTTTGTTGGTCTCTATAAACAATCTTATGAAGTACTGTTTATATACAAACAATTTTAGCTTGCCTGTTTTAATTATTTTACTATCGCATCGTATTACTATATTCGATTGTAAGAGACTCTCAAGATGTTTACTATAAAGGTCTAAGCTCATGAGTCCATATAAAGTATTTTTTGTGCAGCCGACATAATATATATTTCATTATTAAAGAATGTCCAGAACTCATCGTTACCTGGTATAACTCTTAAAATATTTACCTGCTCTGCGGAAATTGTTCTATAATCCTGCATTATAATATCCCACACTACACAGACATTACTTTGGGATTCGTTAATTTTTTTAGCGTGCGTAGGAGGTTTATAATTAAGTACAACACGCCCGTTTGGTGAATTAAGTAATAGTGATGATTTTGTACATAAAATACGTCTTGTTGCTGGGCGTCCAGGTATTATATGTCTACGTGCAAAACGTAGATCTATTACGTTCTCAAGTAACAAATTATCTAAGCTATTACGAGTCATTTATTTAGCCTTCTCTTTTACTGCAGATGCCAAATACTCTATTTTCGTTCAAAAAGACTCCGTTTTGAATTTTACCTATATTTTCAATATCTATATTTGAAATAGTAATTCCTAAATTATTTGGAAAAACAACTATATCACCTACTTTTGTATATTTACATTGCGGACCTGCTAGAATAACTTTTGCTTTGCGCCATGCCTTTGTAAGAGTATTTGTTGGAATATAGATACCGTTACGTATGATGCCATCTCTATCATCTGCAAGATCAACATATTCTACAAGTAAAATATCGTCAAATACAAATCTTAACTCGTAATCTTCGAGACCGAAATCACCGCTGGAGTGTGAAGAGAGGTCGATTAAATTTCTTTGAGGTATGAGATTGTCAATGCTTGCAGCCATATTGTTATATATATAGTTATTTTATTAAATCAAGGTATAATTGTACCTCTCTTTTTGATATTTTGTGATTTGTAGCAAATGCTTCAATAAGAACTGCTTCATCTTTTTGTGAATTCTCTTTACCTTCTTTATTTTTCTTAATGTAGTTAATTTTCTTATATCTAAAGCTTGGTAGAAGATTATAATATAGATTAAATCCCTCTACCTTATCATTTGGTATACTATGAAACTTATTGAACGTCTCATTAATAAAAACCGCTGCACTAGTATCGTAAAAAGATACCCACCTATTGACTAAAAAAGGTACAAATTCCTCTATACCTTCTTGTTGAGCTTCGATAGAGCTTTTATTTTTATTAAAAATTAACTTGTTTAAGATGCTAAAAAAATTCATACAATTACTTTTGTTGTGGCAATTTGTATGTCTTGTACCTCATCATTGAAAAATTCAATAACCGCACTCATTAAATCATTGACGTTTTCATCACTGAGATCTGTACTATATGCAAAGCCAGGAGCTTTCTTACCAGCTTTAATATTAATGCCTGTATGACCGATCGCAATATTATCTTTTGAATATGTAATAGAAACGCTAACCTTACCTTGCTCTCTTTCTGTCTTGTCTGACCCTATGAACTTGTTATGAACGATCATGTCATCGCCTCGCATTTCAATTGGCTTACTAATTAGGCGCGATAAAATATTAGCGGCTACTGTATTAAAATGTCTCTGAAAGGCAACAGCACCAAAAGAACAAACATTAGGAATTTCCCAACAGAAATTAATTGCATCATCACTAAAAATGTAGTCTTTAGAGAGTGAGTCTTCTAAATCAATTAGATGTTCGCTTACATACATTGGCGCTCTAAATGCAACAATATTTCCATAGGGCGATACATTCTTTTTAAAGAATTGATATGCAAAACGCTTATGAATAAGATCTCCGTTATAAATGGGCTGTTCAATTATCATATATAAATATTATATCTTTTATTAAATCAATATCAAGTTATATTCTCTCTAAAATAACTAACCCGTTATTATTTGTAAACGTTTCCTTTACTCTCCAATTTATACCATCAGTTCCATTAGCTAAAAAATCTGCAAAAGCTGCACGTAGACCTTGTCGTTCTGTTAATATGACTAGATCACTCATTTTAACAGCGCAGTCTGAACTATATAGCACTTCGTCATTTACGCCGAACGTCTCAGTATCGTGCAAAATAATAAACTTGTTAACCTGTTTGCTATGTCTTGTTAACTCAGAGTGTAACTGAAAATAAGTATGTAGTGTGTCAATAAAGAGTATATCTGTGTTGAGTATATTACATGCTAAGGTATCCTCTTGAAAGAATTTGTAATTTTTATATCGCTCAAAACCACTAATATTTTCGGAGCGAAATAGATCGTAACTAAAAAGAGTTTTGGTTGTGTTTTCGATTGCGTTTAAAAAAGCTATAGTACTATCTCCGAACCTAGTTCCCATTTCTGTTATTGATGTAATGTCACTGCGCACACCGTAGCTGTAAAGAGTTTCAAGATGCTCGTTAATATCCGTTTGAACACTTCGGCGCTGGTTATATTGCTCTTGTATTGTCATATTGTAAATATAGAGATGTCATTCTTGCTGCGTCTATTTTTCTATCATTAGAACGCAAACGTATATGATATATCTGGTCTTTTGGTATTGTCGATACTTCCTTAATTCCTTGTTGATAGCATATCTCATCGTCGCACAGACTTAATCTTGTTGCATCTTCACATAATATAATACCTAGGGCGTTTAGCAGCTCACCCATTGCAACATCATCCATAGCGGTGTGTTGCCAGCTATTTTGATTTGCAATAATTAAGTTAACAACATCACGTGATAAAAATACTCCGCTACCTGAGGCGAATTGAACGGGGCGATTAAAGTAAGTATTATTGACACCACCTATACCGCAATAATAATGCGTTTTTGATGCTGTTTTAATAAACTCTAGCATATTAATAATATTAATATAGGATCCTAAATTTGTTCTAAAGACATAATCATAATCATAATTTTTTTGGCACCATTCAAAGGCTAATAGTGTTTTTTTGCCTAAGTTGTGTATATTTTCTTCACATGGTAAGTAGAGATCACAACCTTCTAATCTCTCACTATTACTCCCTGCATAAAAGATAATATCTACTTCACTATTATTACTATTAGCCCATGTTTGCTTTGCTGTTGTCTCGAGTAAATTATATTCCGAACTAAAACGCGCCAGCGGCACTAAGATTAGGATTTTAGTTTTTTTTAATTTAGGTATTTTGTTTGAATCCATATAGTATCAGATTGTAGTGGTACATTATTAACATATTGGAAGTAAACTTCTGTAAATCCTTTTATTGTTAGATATTTTTTTATATCTTCATAAAACTTTTGACCGGTCCAGACTTCTAAGTGCTCACATTCTAGGTGCAGTGATTTAATTTTTGATATCTC